TCATTCTCGGCGTCGCAACGATCGCAATAATAAACGTGTTGGTGTCTGCGGCCACAGTTGATACATCCCATAGGGCATCCTACACAGTTATCCTCTATCCTGAATCCCATGCTCACTCCCTCCTGAAAGCCTTCGGAAGCTCTTGCCAAGCTATCACGCAATTCTTGAATCTGCCGTTCCATCCATGCGACTTATATAAGTCATAGCCAAACTTGGCGATACATACATATCCCATCTTCGTAGTTACAAAGTATTCGCCGGAGCGTTCCAGTAAGCGACCTGTTATCCATCTGCTTGTCATTTTATTACCCTCCTGTATTTGTCTTTATCTATGTCAGCTCCAATCGTGCTGATAAATGCTTCGCTCTGCTGATATACCGCCGGCATTACCACCCACCCGATCAGGATCGTGTACCACGGAAACGGTGGCTGCCATTTCTTCGTCGTGTGATTGTAGAGATACCAACTACCCTCGTGAAAGAGTGCGGTTGTGTAAGTGTACCGATATTCGTACTCTTTGTCCTTCCGGAGCCGTACTTGCCAAAAGGTATGGTAGTAATCGTCCTTTGTCGGAGTCTCTTTGTCGGCATAGTGCCAATCATCCGTCCAACCTTCCTCGTCGAGCCACCGCTTTTGAAGTCTTGGTATCGGGTATAGGTTTTCGTAGCTCATGCAATCCGTCAAAGAAAGCTGTCCGGTACATTCGTAGTTGTCAAGATTCATCGTCCGTGTCCTCTTCGACTCTCTCTGCGGTGGCTCCGTTCCAATACCACAACCCCGCCGTCATTATCTGCGTAGCAATCTATACCAAGTTCCTGTAATTCCGAAAAACTCATGTCAGCCCTCCCATCTGTCAACGATCTTCTTCCAAACCTTGAAGTCAACCGGACAATCCGTAAACTCTTCGCCCTCGGTACCGAGTACGACAATAGTTCCGACAAGAACGTCCACGTTTCCGAGTCTCATGTTGTAAGGGAGTCCTTCGTTCTTTCCGTTTTCGTTGCAAAGGATAACCCATCCGTCAAACGATACCGGCTCGATATACCCTCCGACTGTTTTCTGTAAGTTCTCAAGCGTAGGGCTGATATTTGTTACATGACCGTACTTTTCGTCAGGCCGTTTGATAATTGCTCTGATCTTCTGCATATTGCACCTCACAATCTGTTTAAAGGACATTTGCTACAAGGACTATCTTCCTCAAAGAGCCAATCCTCGTCTTTACCTTCCGGAATAGGCTCCAAAGGGTACCGACAATACTTGTCGCACATTTCCTCTTTTATCTGTTCAATCTGCTGTGTTATACTCAACTGTTCCATAGGCTCATTTGCTCCCCTTGGTGTGTCACTCTCCAATGTTCGTCACAATAATCGTTAACAGCGGACAACATTCTTTTAACGAGTGTGTATTCCTTTGTTCCGACCTTCTGTGTCTTTAAGAGTTCATTTGCCTTCTCTGTAAACTTGTTATAATCGTCGATTGTTTCCGGAAGGTTGGTAAAATAATACTTGCCAAGCTCCCAGGGAATAACCATAAGCTGCTTAAATTCGTCCATTTCTCCTCCTATTTCCGACCATTCCGACCGATTTCCGACTAATTTCCGACTTTTCAAAAGTGGCTCTAACCCTTGTGGTTACTGCGTTTGAGGGATGTATTTCCGACTTTTCCGACTAAATTTCGTAGATACTCGTATAGAAAAATAAGAAAAATGAAAAAATTTCAATTTCTTATGTTTTTCTATTACGTCTCTATGATCCCGAGTCGGAAGTCGGAATTGTCGGAATTGATATCAAGTGAACGGAATATCTTTCATCATATCGTCTGTAACCTCGATAAATTCACTGTTGTCGTTAAATACCAAGATTACACACCTGATCCACCGACCATTGACGGAAACTTTTTTCTTGAGATTTTTGCCTTCGCCTTTAACAATGAGCTTGTTCCGGTCGGCCCAGCTTAAAAATGATTTATTCTGAAAGCCGCCCTCGTTCATGATCTTATCGAATACACTCGGAATGATTGCAACCTCGTTATCTGATATCCAGGCACCCCAACAACCGTTCTTATATTCGTCGTTTTCGTCGGGTACAAACTTCTGCATATCACTCACGATTCTGTCTCGAATGTACTCGTATGCTCTCCGGTTCTCACTGATCTCATCTTTGTTCTTGAGGTAATCAAGGCACTTGACTATATCCAATCTCACTCCGTCCTTGAATAAATATTCTTCGCTGATCTCGTCGGCAAGCATTATCAAGGCCAGCGGAATAATTTGCTTATCTTCCTTTTCGGAGTTCATTTCGGCAGCAGTCTTTTTCAACTTGTCCGTCCATGTTTCAAGCCGCTTGTTCAGCTCTGGAAATCCGAGCTTGAGGATCACTTCGACAAACTCTTTCCCACAGAAGCCGTAATTGGCTCGGAGCCGTTTCGCTGTCTTGTTGCCTTCCTTGAACATTGTTTCAGTTAGTTCGATATCAATTACCCTATTGGAAGCACCGCCCTGCATCAGATCCGTTACAAGGGATCTCTCTCCGTTAGTGAGCGTACAGTTCGCCCATCTCGTAAGCGGATTCAAACCAAGCTGCTGATTTGACCTGTCTCGGCCTTTGCCAGCACACATCCGGTAGATAAACTGTGAGAAATCTTCGTCTTGTGTCCTGATTTGTGCCATATCGTCTATACAAAGCGGCAAGCTATTCAAAGCGTCAAGCCTGATCTCCATAGCCGTAGTAGTGGCCTTTGCATCTGACATATAGGCTCCCTCTGACGGATCTGCCCAAATTGAGGTCGCAAGCATTAAAGCGACTGTCTTTCCGAGTCCGGTACCTCCCCACAGACTGACAATGAACGGTAAGGCCCCGCAAGGCTCAACAAGTACGGAAGCGAGGGAAGCGAGCATATAAAGGTTTACTTCGGTCCTTCCGGTAGCCCTGATCTCTTTTGCGAGGTCATACCACTTATCCCTGTTGCCTTGTTCGTGAATACTCTTAAACAAGGAAACGAGCTTCGGATCATTGTCAAACTTGATCTCGGAAGTCGAATACGGCATAAACTGATTGCCAATCCATCCGAGCTTACCGGTTGAAATATGGTCTGTAATAATATCCTTATTGATTGACTCGATATCATTGAGGTACTTAACCAGGTACCGAGCATTCTCGGAAGTAACTTGGACTCCGTATGTCGCTAACCCTACGATCTTTGAGGAGCTGGCTATCATTTCACGAGGAACATTTATCTCGGACCATACCCCTCGAACGCTGAACCCTATCATTTCCTTACAAAGTCCGCTCGCTGCATCTTTTAGGATTCCCATAGGGATAATCAAGTGCGGGCAAGCGTACTCTTTTCCTTTTTCGGATATTGTGAAGATCCCGTTCTCGTCGATTTGCCAGCAACCGCTTTCAAGTGTCTGTTTCTTTTCAGGAACCTCGATAGAATAGCTCGCTTCGGATATGATTTGATGATCCTTTTGAAACTTCTTGTACTGTTTCAGATATACGTTGTATAACTTCCGGAAGCGGACAGCCACTTTCAATCTCGTTGCTTTGTTTTCAAGTTCAAAATACTTGCGCATTCGGGTGGCTTCATCTTCAATCTTGAATAACTCGGCAAACACTTCATCAAGAAGGATAGACTCTTCGTCTAAGTCTTTCACATTTTCTAAGTACATCTATTGTGTTTATCTCCTTTCCTTCAATGTATTTGCGCTCGTAGCAATAATTGAGCCAATCCCGAGCATTTATCAGCTCGCACCATTCGTCCGAGAAAACTTCAAAGAGGTCGTCAGCGTGTTCGCACATTTCCATTGTGAAACGCAGCTTTTTATAAAATGCCTTTTCTGCGAGTATCTTGTCTTGCTTTTCGGCCTTCTCACGCTCCCATTTGTTCCGCATCAGTTCGGCTGAATAATCTGCCGTGTGATTCTCGTAAGCCCCTCCAAGAGCCTTATACGCAGTTTTAAAGTCGCATTTCATGAACTGCATATATATAGCGAAGATATCTCCGTCAAAACCGCAGGCGAAACAATGCGCTCGACTCGGATAGACCTTCATAGAGGGTTTTTTATCCTCTCCGTGAAACGGACAATGAGCCATTTTATGTCGATTTACCTGAACATCAAACCTGTTGAGCATTTCTTCGGCAGATATTCGGTCTTTTATTTCTTCAACTGTCATAATTCCCTCCCAACAGTTCTACGATCTTGGCACCTGTCTCATTCTTCCGGCAGAAGTAAAACTCGACTCCGTACTTATCCCGAATGGTACACAATATCCGGTAAAGGGTATCGCCCTTCGTAGCCTTTGTCTCGACCGTTTGCCACTTGCCATTTATAAGGACTCTCTTTTTCCGTCTCGGATTCTCCCAAAAAATGACATCCTCAAGACACTCGATGCCGTCTCCGTGTTCACACAGGAAGATTATTCGGATTCCGTTATCATTGGCCCGCTGGATCTCTCGTCTGAATCGGTCGTGATCCTGGCAAACATTCGAGCAAAGTTCTGTCAGATTCTGCTTGCGGTCTACGACAATTCTTGCGTTGTCAAGGCTCATATAGTCCCCGACGGGGAGCTTGCTTACAAGGTAGCTCACTCCCAATCGGTCAAGCTGCGCACATATTCTGTTTAATTCGCTTCGATGTTCTCTCGAATCAATTATCAGATTCATTTAAATGGCAGCTCCTCTTCTAAACCTTCCGGAATATTCATAAAATCTTTGTTGCCTGTTTCCGAATTGTTCTCGGTCTGCGCTTTCTTACTCTCGGCAAACTCGATTTCGTTGACGATCACGTTTACGGAATAATGAGCTACTCCGTCTTTGTCCGTGTAATTGTTATTTTGTAACTCTCCGGAAAGAAGGATCTTTGTACCCTTTTTCAGATACTTCTCAACAAATTCGGCCTGTTTTCCGAAAGTCGTACAGTTAAAGAAATCAGCTTCGGGCTGTCCTTCACGCTTGAATCGTCTGTCTATGGCGATTGTGAAGCGGCCTATTGTGGTACCGCTGTTTGCATAGCTAACGTCGGGATCTTTTGTAAGTCTCCCCATGAGAATTATGTGATTCATTTCATTTCCTCCGCTTTCTGATTGATCTTATCCATGTTCTTGATTGCGTTCTGCATAGCTGAAACAGATAACTCGTCGATTGTCTTTACGTTGTAAACCTTGCAAAGAGTCTCCGGCTCAACTTTCTGCTTATTCATTTCCTTAAGTAAGTCTGCCTTGATCTTTCCAACATCAACCGCATTCTTCTGCGCTTCGCCGTTCCGTACTGTCAGCGACTCCGCATCGTCATCCTCGGTCGCAAGTCCGAAAGCCATCAGAAGGGAGTATCTTCTTGCGTAGGTGATAGCCGCTCCCTGCTGTTGAGCTGCGTTTGATTTGCCCTGGAGAGGTACATCCACCACACGACAGCCCCTTCTTGCCGGAAGTTCTTTTCCGTCAACAATTGGGACCGTGTAGATATAGTCAGCTCCGTTTTCGCTCGTCTCGATGTACTGATAATAGGTAGTCTTGATAGACTCAAGGTACTCGTTAATCTGCGCAAGCTCGGTGTACTTGTAGCCGTACCCAGCTTTGCTCTTTGGTAAGTTAGTGCTTGCTGTTGCCATAGTTCGTTTCCTCCTATTTAATAGTTAAATGTCTGCCCCGTTCCTTGATCTCCGCAAAAGGAAGGTCTGTACCATCTTCGATTGTCTTACGGATCAGTTCTTTGTCCGGCTCGTACTTAATCTTCATAAACCGCTCCGGGACAAGTGATTCGTCAGGGATCTCAAGCGGAGCCTTGCCGCCGTTCTTTGCAATCTTAAGCGTGTAATTGCCTGCCTGGATCTCCGTTAAGCCTGCCGTATCCATAGCACCGAGCAGAGTTTCTTTCATGCGCTTGATGTTGTTCTGACGGACTTCCTTCTTACGCTTAAAGGCTTCAATCACCTTGTCGCATTCGTCCGATTCCATATCAAGCTGTTTGATTACGGAAACATAACCCGCTGACTTTTCCGCAAGGTCTGCGTTTAAGCTCTCCAATGTGTCAAGGAATGCCTGCGGATCTTCTTCGTCTGTTGCAAGCTCATACAGTCTCAAGTATTCGCCCTGAATGTCATATAGTGTCATGTCTAACCCTCGCTTTCTATCAATGAAAAGAAGTGATCCCCGATTTGCTCATACGGAATCCCGAAATCGTGATAATGTGTATTCCGGAAGTACATCATTGTCGCCGGAAACAGATCCCGATTCTCTCTCGCTATTTCAACGGCCCTGTATGCTTCGTCGGTAATCTTCCCATAATAGGGATAACTGTACTGTCCTTTTGCGTTTACGACCTGTTCAATCGTTAAATCGAAGTAGTCAGCCCTATTAAGTATGGTCGCCGCTACTGCCGTTTTTCCGAGTAGGTCCTGATTGCCCGCTTCCGACATAACCACCGCCGCAATAATGTCGTCGTCTGTCATGTGTACCGTCGGCTCCGGTATCGGTTCGGAATCTTCTTCAACGACCTCGATCTCTATCGGAATGACCTCGACAATCTGTCTGATCGGCTCGGCTTTCAGCTCCACAGGTTCTGCGTAATACTCCAACCTGTCGGGAATACCGGCGACTATATAGCCGAGAACGGCAATTCCTATAAGGCAAACCACGAAAGAAGTTCCAACCGGCAGCCAATACCACCATTTTGTCCGTATTTCCTTGTCTTTTTCGGGGAATTTTGATATAATAGTTGTGTCAATTAATTTGTTCATACTAATTAGATCCTTTCCAAACTGCCCTTGTAGTGCGCCAACACTATGAGGGCATTCCATTTCTAAAGCCGAGAAGTTTTCCGTCAGCAATCACCGCATCATATCCACGATCATAAGCTCGCTCTATGTACCCGATTGAGTCTTTGGGTTCATCCTCGTAGGCTTCTTCTACCGGATAAAGACGGAAGTCTATCTTTCCCGCCAAGAAGTGCCACAAAGCCGACGTAAGCATCATTTCGGGATCTTCGTTATCGCCCTGGACGACAATCGGCATGGTCTGCCTTAACGCTGTCAGCAGTTTCTTTGTGTAACCGTTCATTTCGTCACCTCCTCCAATGTAGTCTCGAAATACTCACACGCTTTGAATGCGTCTTTTAAGGTCCATTCAACTTTTCCGTTAAGCCGATAGCTGATCGTGCTTCGGTTCACTCCCAGGTAATCGGCAAGACCTTCCTGCGTCTCTCCCCTCTGTTTGATGCTCCACCGGATAAAGTCGTTGAAGTGCCGCATCTTTAGTCCGATGGTGTCCGATGTTGGTCTCATACGCTCCCTTCTGTTGTGTTATCACAACTCTCTCAGAAAAAAAATTCATCTGCGCTGATTGAATAAGTTGAGCATATTGTCTTGATCTGTGATAATGTGAAATTCTGTTTGCCGTTCAGCTTGGCATTCACATTCTCGACAGTAATATCGAGCAGCTTTGCAAGGTCGCCTTGCTTTATATTATGCTCAACAAGCCACCCTTTAAACTTTAAACTATCCATTAGAATCCTCCTTCCATTATCTTGTTGTTTTATAACAACTGAATACAATATATACCATGGGTTGTTAAATGTCAACCCCTATTTAATATTTTTTTATTGTCAAATAATATATTTGTGATATAGTGAGAGTAAGAGGAGGATAACGTTATGAATAAAGAAAAAACAGGCTGCGGAAAAATTATAAAAGAATTAAGGCTCGAAGCTGGTCTTACAATGGATATGTTTGTTGAGGATATCAATCAGAGGTATCTTGTGAGCTTTGACAAAGGAAGGGTATCAAGGTGGGAAAACGGAGTCAATGATCCTGATCTTAATTCTGCCCGGTATATTGCGGAATATTTCAACGTGAGTCTTGATTACCTTATCGGATTGACCGACGTTAAGACTCCGGCCCGATTACTTGCTTACTCAAAGAAACTGTCAAATATGAAGAGGGAACAAAAATGAACATAACACTCTTACCTTCCGGCTCCTACCGCATCCGGGAGACAGTAAAAGGAAAAACATACTCCGTAACGGTGGATCATAAGCCAAAAGACCGAGAAGCGCACCTTCTTCTTGCGGAGAAGATGAAGGAAGTCCGTGTGTCTCCGTCTATGCCACTTAAAACCGCTTGCAAGGCTTACATTGAGTCTAAATCGAATATTTTATCGCCTTCATCAATTCGGGGCTATACGGGGCAAATAAGAGCCATATCAGAGAAGTTATCAAACACACCAATAAACATGATAACAACGGCAATGTTGCAAACAGAAGTAAACGAGTTCTCCCTGAAGCACTCCCCGAAGACTGTCTCCAATCAGTACGGCTTCATTGTGTCCGTTCTGAAGTTCTACGGCATCACTCCCGGAAAAGTAACCTTACCGCAAAAGGAAAAAAAGACACCATATATCCCAACCGAAGAAGAAGTACACAAGATTTTCGCATACGTCAAAGACTCCCCGTATGAGATCCCGATTCTTCTCTCGGCCATGAGCTTACGGAGATCCGAGATCCTTGCCCTCACGATTGACGATCTGACGGAAGACAACCGACTTATCATCAATAAGGCAAAAGTCCAAAATGAAAACAAAGAATGGGTTATTAAGCCCACAAAGACGACTGACTCCACTCGGAGCATAGTTATCCCCGATTACATTGCAAGCAAGATCCGGCAGCAGGGATACGTCTTCAACGGCTTTCCGGGACAAATCTATAAACACCTCATAGATGCTCAAAATGCTCTCGGAATACCGCACTTCTCACTCCACAAGATGCGGCACTTCTTCGCCAGCTATATGCACAAGCTCGGATATTCTGACAAACAGATTCAAGAAGCCGGTGGCTGGAAGACGACTCAAATTCTCGATACAGTCTACAAGCACGCAATGGATCTCGAGGAAGCGAAGCGGAGTATGTCAACAAACATTGAGGGGCTTTTATAACCCTCAAAGATTTGTCACGTGACAAAAAATATTGTAATTTACCCTTAATTATGTGAATTTAATTGAATAAAAATCCGATAAAAAAACACCCCGCAGTATTGATAACTACGGGGTTTGTTGATAATTCAATGTTTTTTAACTTTTAACCGATAACAAGTCCGATTCCCGTCATCAGCTTTCTATAAACCCGATATTTCGGGTTTTTTTTATTTTTTGCCTTGTCACGTGACAAAAAATTATTTTTCGTTCTTCTTGTTTTTCTGATAACCTATGCTGCTTATTCCTAGGATCGCTGACAGGAAAGCATTCACCGCAACGATTGAAGCGGTAATCTCATTCCCATAAGGGAGCCCCCATATCCGGAAGATCGTCTGCACAAGAATAGCAAGTGCCGGAAGGAACAACATCGCTACCCAACGGAGTACATCGTAGAGCTTATTGGGAAGTGTAATAAACATTATAGTATACCTCTCTTTCTTTTTAAACTGCGGGCTTGTGATTAGGTAAATGAATCAGATCCTCTTTCCTTGCATCGAGGACAGCGTTCGGGCCTACTAAAGCGTGGTAAGCATTATACTGATTCATCCAATCGTCAAGATAGATCGGCTCAATATAGCCTTGTGCCATATATGCGTCGTACTGACTCAGGAGCTGACTCCGCATCTGCGCTTTTTGTGCCCTTTGTAGTATATCAATGTTGTTGATAACCTTCATGACTGTTTTAAACAGGAATACGACCATCGTAAAGACTCCGGGAACCCCGAACAATGCAAGCCAACCTACCACTTCTCTTAATTCCTCTGCCATTTCTCTCTACCTCATTTCATCAATTCTGTCCAGGTCATTTTACCGATTATTCCATCAGGCACAAGTCCGTGTTTACGCTGATATTCAATAACTTTTTCTTCCATATCTTTCGTAAACTTGCCATTGACAGATAAGCCTAACTTTCGCTGTGCGATCTTGACATACTCTCCTGAGGAACCAAACTTGATTGTTTGGAAGAACGTTCTTACCCCGATTTGCCTACCGCTTCGCTGATCCCACCGAGATTTGCCGGCTCTTGTATCAATGTGGGTAAATCCGCTGTAAAGACCGATACCACCCATACCCATAGCTTCGGCTGTCATAGCTACCTCTAACGGAGAGCCATTTTTACATACAGTATCCGATGCTTTTCCGTAAAGATGCTGACTTTTAGGTGCGCCGTGTACCTCTGCATTATAAGCAGGAGTACGATATGCAGAATTGATTGTAGTAACGCCATATAAATCACGCTCACGCTGTAAGTATCTTACAAGCCTACCATCAATCAGAATTTCATCTGTTCCGTCATGACATGCAAACTCTTTTACCTTGAAGTTTGAAGGTTTCCCGTCAATCGTGAATGTCATATTGCCTTGCTTGCTATTGAAATAGGTTGCTACTCCGTCTGTTACTTCGATGTAATCACTCATAGGTTGTTCTCCTGAATATGCGTCATAAAACTGTTGTGCTATATCTGCTCTTGCCTGTTTTGCGTCATTCGATTGGTCGGCAGGATTTTCAAAAACAACCATAAATATTACCGTTGCTTCATATACCGACTTGGCACTCATTAAAGCATTCATAAGAGTACCGTTTCTTGATAATTCAATCCATAAATAATCAAGCTGACTATCAAGGTCTGCTATACTTACTCCACGACTTTTTACAAAGTCAAGAAGTCCTTGTTTACGACTCCAATAAGTCCATTGTGCAAGACCATAACCTGCTGAATCGTGAACAAAATTTGTGTACTCGCCACTATCGACTTTCGCTGTGTACTCTTCATCGGTCATATTAAATTTTCGGTTATAGAAGTTCTCAAGATTGTTAGGCTTATTGCCACTCTCGTACCATAGATTCCCCTCTATACCTGCGCAAGCATAGTCGTTAAGTCCTTTGTCTTTGAGGTAGTTCCATATTTTTTGGTCGTTGTTCATCGTATTCCTCCCATTCATCGTTAAACCAATCATCATCTTCGGGTAAATCTTCAAGCCTTGGAATGTTTAGGTTGTCTTTGTTTTCGGCAAACCATTGTTTAAAGGTTTCTACTGTGTCCATTGTTTACTCCGCATCCATAGGCGAGGAATCGAACCTCGCATGAGTCGGACACCTTTCGGCTTGTACTGATAATTTCACCGACTCTTATCACGTTTAAGCGTCTACCCTCTCCGCCACTATGGATTTCAGAATCGCCCACCATGTTACGCATTGTTAAGAGGCTTGGTGGGCTTGCTGACACGGGTAAGGATTCGTACCTTACATGATGCTTTATCAATTGACGTTCCCAAACATCAACCGTCGTGTCGCGTTTACCTATTCCGCCACCGTGTCTAAATCTTTACTCTTCTACGGGTTCCTCTACAACGGGTAATTCCTCAAGATAATTCCCCACAGCATCTTCCTTAACTACTACGCCGTAAGAATTGACTATCTTAATTCCCATGTAAGTATGAGCCTTGCCGATGTCTGCTGATACGTCAGAAAGTTTCTTGTAATACTTGCTCTGCGCCAAATTAAGATCGTTTACCTTTTCTGTTCCTCCGTATTCTGCAAGTCCTTCTTCATTTGTTATCTGTTCGATTGTTTCAATGTAGTATTTCATTTATGTTTCCTCCTTTTAGTAGTAGAGGGTGATTTTTGTGCCGTTTGATGGAACTGTTGACGATAAATCGCTAAACTGATTGTTCCTAAATCGGTTGTAATAACTACTTGAAGATACTCTTAATTCTTCAATGAAAGGAAGCTGACTATTTAAATAAGAATTGCTAAAATAACATTCATTATTCGTAATGCCAAACAAGTTAAAAATTAATGTGCCTATCCTTAACTTCGTATAGTCCTTTACCTTTGCCATGTCCGTTTCAGAAAACAATGAATTTAGCAAAGTCGCATAGGTCTTTACTCCGTCAGCCGTTACACTCACACTTCCTCTATCTAATGCTCTTATCTGCTCCGTCACACTATCAGCTAATACACAGTTTCCACCGATTGTAATGGTTCCACCGCTACTTATTGCCGCCGTAGTCTTGTAAAGCAATCCTTGATATACAAACTGTTCGCCTTTAGCATAAGACTTTACCGCTGTTAGATTTGGCTGTACTGTGGCGATGAGAGATTGGTCGACTTTTTCACTTGCCAACTCATCAATCGCACCTTGCACCTTTGTTGCAGAGAGTCCGCTTTGAGTGTTGTTATAATTTATATTGCTTGCAGTCTGTGCTACTATCGGATAGTCCGTACCCCCTTTTTTAATTACCGCATCGCCAGTATCGGTCTTAACATACAGTCCGTCCTCGGTTTCACTTGGATAGTCTGCACTTGCGACACTCTTGATTACTTCGACTTTGGTCTTGTCGTTCTGTGAGTCATCTGTTAAATGAGCATCGGTAAACTGCATTGTCGGTTCTTGAGGCATATTTGTGCCCGATGCGTTTTGAATGGTATGCCCACCGCTACCGCCACCACCACCACTTATTGCGCTTGCTATATCGCCAAGTTTATCCTTTAGCACATCGGCTATATTTTTCGGCGTTGAATCTGTCGTGTTTAGGCTTTCGTTTAATGCCACTGGTTTAGTAACTTCTGCCATTTTTATCCTCCTATACTGTAAATGTTTGACAAAGTGCGCCATCAACGATTGATAAGTTTAAGTCGGGGATGGGAATAGATAATACCGTACTGGGCTGTATTGAGCCTTGAGGGTTTATTATTTCAAATTCAAGTGTGTTATTCTGGTAAGTAGCATTTTTTACTCCCTTTGCAAATAAGGTTGTTGTGTTCCACTCTGTTTGAACACCTAATGTATTCGGGTCGTAATCAATGCCTGCAATATTTCCTAACGTGGGCTTATTTTTTATATAATCATCTGCGGTATTGTCGGTCTGATTCCAATCGGCTTGTACGTTTGCTTGTGCGCCTGCCTCTATACCCTCTAATTTGCTTTTTAAGGTGCTTGTAAAATCTTCAGTGCTTAATTGCTTGCCTGTTACTTTATCGACCTTATCATCCAAAAGAGCATCGGTTTCAGACTGGGTGTAATAGTTGGATAAATCTACCTGCGTACTACCGATATGCTCCCACGCATTATTTACATAGATATATTCATCGTATATATCCTGCGTTTCTGCCGTTGCTTTAGGCACAAGATAAATCGTAGTAGTCGATATATCTTGCGTGGGTAAAGTCTGCACGACAAGGATGTTAAGCGTTACGATGGCACTTATTAAAGCGTTTACCTCTGCCTGCGTATAGGTTTCGGTTTTCTTATAGTAATTTACAAGGTTATTAACCGTGTTATCTATAAATCCTGCATCATTAGTAAGGTCGGATAATTTTGTTGGTGGTGTAGGAGCGTACATATCCGTTGATACACCATCTATTTCAATTTCGCCCGTCTTTGTGCCACTTGATAAGAGCGATGTATATGTAACAGTTGAACCACCACCGCCACCGCCATCGATAAGCTGATTTACCATTTCACAAAGCCTTATTATTACTTTTGATGAACCGTGATAATTTATCTTCTTAAGTGCCATAATTCACCTCTAAAAGGGTTTGTTGGTGTATCCTTCTGCACATACTCCACACTTGATATTATTTTCTATCAGCTTTCGGGTTTCCTCGTCCTGCTTCATATCTTCCCATATCTGATAGATAGCATCTTCGGAATAATCTTCCGTATGTAGCTTGTCCATAAACTCTCTGATGCCGATATGCGGTACTATTCCGATAAGCGTACCACTTTGGTGCTTTTCCATACTTGCCATTGAAAACATCTGTGAAAATACTTCATCGGTTATATCTTCCTCGATGCGCTTGTAGCACTTGTGATAAAACTTCTTGATGTATTCCCAGTTCTGACGCTCAAAGATAGGCTTTCTTGCTACTGTTTCAATGTAGTAATAATACAGATTAAGCAATACTCCTACTATCTGCTGTGTCACTTGACCGCTAAAAGGTCTTGCTTTCTTTGCGTTCTGAATGGCATAAATCATATTATCTGTCCAACCGCAAAAGCATTGATCGTAAGAATATTGTCCGTCATTTATCCTTGTAATGCTGTCGGGCTTGTTATGCCAAAAGTACACTATTTCCGGAATGAACCGCACCTGCTCCGTGATGTTATCGCACAATAGCTTTACCCACATGTTATATCCGGTATCTTCATTCGCTCGGGTATCATTAAAATGTATTTTGTATTTTTTAATCCATTCCCTGCGGTAGATTTTACCGAACATCCACACCATGTCGTTCTGATGCGGGACAAGATGTTTCAGATCATCTCCGAGCTGCATGAAGCCTGCGGAACAGCATTTAATAACCTCGTTCTCTTCTATTCCGGAAAGCAGGGTTTCAAGTGCTATCGCCGAAGCAAAAGTATCGTCAGCATCTATGCAGGTAAAATATTCGTGATCCGTGTGATCTATGCCGTACTGTCTTGCAAGCCCCGGCCCGACATTGTTTTCGAGTTTCAATTCTCGAACCTTAAAGAATTTGCTGAATGTTTTTACAAGGTCTGTGTAATCTCCGAAAGCATCGTTGACTATCGTGATTTCCAGCTTGTCAATGATTGTCTGTATTGCGATTGATGATAACGTCCTTGATATGGTTTCTTGTGCTTTATATGCAGGAATTATTATATCTATTTTTCCGTCCTTCATACTCACCTCAATAGAAATGTATACAGTTATTAGCCTGTACTGACCACCCATTTACGCCGTTGTGATAGTTAAATTTTTCGGGAACATATATAGGCGAGTTCATATTGAAACACCCGTTAAACATACCCTGCACCGATGTAATAGCACTATGAATATATACTGATTGATTAAAATTAGCGCATTCATCAAACATATAAGCGCAAGATACTTCGGCATCGGGTAAATGTATTTGAGAATTAAGCTTAACACACCTTTTAAACATACGTGAACAATCAGTAACTGAATCGGGAATCGATACAGACTCGCTAAAGCCTACACAATTATAAAACATATTGTGACAATTTACGGCAGAAACAGGAAGTATAACCTCTCCATCAAAACTCCTGCAATTCATAAACATTCCAGCGCAATTAGTTACGGAATTTGGCATATATACAGGCTGACTAAATGAAGTACACCCACTAAACATATATGAACAATCTTCAATACTATTAGACCAATTATTATTCATAAACATACTTAAAACTGGTCTATTAAAACTCGTACACCCTGCAAACATACTCCCGGCATTCGTAGGGTACATATTACTAATAGGCTTATTAAAACTCGTACATCCGTCAAACATTCCATACGCATTTATTATATAAGGCTTTTTAAATACGACATTTGCATTAAACCCTGTAAGCCCTTGGAACATAGTTACACAATCCGCATTCCCTGCTACGTTAAGGGGATAATTATTTGCAAAAGTAACATCGCTGTTCATAATTGAATTATAAAACATTGATGTGCATTTAGTTACGCCTCTGCCTATAGTAATAGGATTGTTGTAATTCCAACAATTCCAAAACATACTACTACAATCCGTCACGCTGTCGGGTATCGTTACTTTCCCGGTAAATATATCAGAGTGATTCATTTTAATTTTGGCCGCACCTGTTGGAAACGTAAAGTTCCCAAAATAATTATTTAATCTGACATTTACTGTAGGTGTTTGCGCATTATTAAAATTAAACAGCCCCGAAAATATAATATCGAGCTTATACGGTTTAGAAAATGTGCCAAATATATTCATTTTATTTCTCCAATACCAGCTCTTTACCGTTCCAAGTTTTAGGTACTCTCAATACCTTAAGCTCGTCAGCTTCTATTTCCGCTGTTTTGATTCCCCTAATAAGATACCTATTTGATTGTTCTAAATACTGTAAATATTTTAACGGTTCGAGAGCTTCAACTTCTACGCTAAAACTATCTTGGAGAGCATCGGCACCTTCACCAAAAGTAACAATTATATCTTGACTTCCTACCCCAACAAGAGTATCGCCATCAGCAGGCTCATAAGTACAGCTACTTGTTACATCGATGGTCTGTCCATCGTTATACGTTCCAGTTACAATTAATCCCGTTAAATCAAGTGATTCACCTTCGTAATATTCGACTTTGTTAGGTAGCTGTGTTATTTCAATCTTGACAATTTCGAGTTTATCAAGATTCTGCCCCCACAGATACCCTAAGGCCTTATTTGCAGGAATGGAGATGCTCCCCGTCGTGGCTTTCATGTATACCTCAAGATTAGTCCTTGTGTTCTTTACCACTCCGGCAAACTGATAGTTCAGGGTAAGTGTGTGCGTTCCGTCTTCATAGATCTCGACCGGAATATAGCTTACATCGTTTCCATTCAGTACATATTTGATTTCAGCCTGTACCGGAGTGATGTCGTAAGAGTCATTTCCGCTGACTTCCGTAGTAGTCGCATCAAGAACAATGCTACCCTCAAACACAAAATCAGTAATGTTTGTGCTGAAGTGCTGAAAAGGTAAGAAGTCTAATATCTTAACATAGTTATCTGATAGGAGTATGATCTCCGCATTGTGCGCTTGATAGTGCTTAATAACGGCATTATCTATCGCACGCTGCATCTCTTTCATACTTGCCTTAATCGCATCTATCTGTATGCTCACATCAGATATGAAGACTGTCTGATATTGCTCACCCTCTGCCGATGTACTATCGAACATGGCCTGAATGCCTTTTAATTTCCGAGAGAGTACATAAAACTCGATATTCGTGCTGGTCTCGGTGCTGATGTCATATACGGGATAGGTGATAATATCCCCGACTTCCAGCCACGGCATCGCATACGTTTCGGCACTGTACGGAATATAAGTCAATCCGTTTACTTTGCCATAGATATTTTCTGCAATATCACGCAATACTACATCGTCAAGGTTATATGTAAACATGTTCGCCTGAACGATATATGTGTTTCCTTCGCTCCCGTAAGATGCGCCAACTTCGTCGTCACTCTGCCGGATAATGACTTTTTCAATGCTCGCAACTGTGTATCTCTGATAATCAATTTTTTTGTAATAAGCTGCTGTCTCGCTTGATGAACCGCTTGTTATGGGAGTCAACGACCTGTATTCAAAAACACTGTTTCGATTGATTATTCCGTAGACTGCATTTATCTGACATATCGCCTTAATAACGCTTATAGCGGGCAGGTTTACCGGAATATACTGTCTGTCAATCTGAATGGAATCATTTACGAGTGTCGTTGCGACTGTCGGAAATGCGAGATAATTGAATAATTGAGTCCTGAATGAACCCAAGGTAAGCGGGAACGTGAGGTTTTTGTACCAATTTGCAACGTCTATCTGCCCGATCGTGTATAACATATCGTAGCAGACGAAGCTGGTTTCGCCGGTTGTATAATCTTTGGTTTCCTGCTCGTCAACAAAGCCAATGAACAAAGGAATAACTTCCGTGTTCCCGGCTTGTGCATTGATAATGACAAACTGCCCCTTGTAGCTTGTGTTGATTCCGAAAAGAGTAAAAGAAGCCTTGCTACAATTACAACCCGTGAATTGTAAATATTCGTTATCTTCTAAAATCTCATCAATTGACAGACTTTCGGCAATTATATCGGTGTTGGAAAAAAAGGAACTGCCAATGGTTATACTTACTGTATGTGAAGTTGTTCCGCTTAACCACGCTGCTTTGGTGGCATTCTGTACGTTTATCATATCAATACTCTGTTAATTTAATCTGTGTTGCGGCGTAATTGATCCCGTTTCCGCCTGCGGTGTTCAGGTGAGATATGCTCGGAGCGTCCATATAAAAGGTCCCCGTCTGATATTCACAAGCGTAATCGTCCCAATACTGAACAGATAGATTTTCCTGCGAAGTAAATATTCCCTTCACAGAGTCCTGCTCCGTTAGGCTGCGCTCCCTTAAACTGAACGAAATTGTGACTTTTCGGTTGTCAAGGACTTGCTGGTGCTGAATCTGCGCCGCATCTTTCCAATCGCCGGGTATTCTTTTGTTTTTTATGAAACTATACGTTCCTTTTTGAATAAGATCATTACTTATGGTTGTGTTTCCAATCTTCACACGATAACCGGCATAGCTTAAACTCATGCTTCAACAAGCCCCCTTCCCGTCATTTTGCGGTTTTCTCGGTCAGCTTTTACAATAAACTTAATAAGACCGTCCTTGTCAGGAACCGCCGTAACCTCCGAAGCGAACGCAGGAGCAACTGAAAGTAATACTTCCGTCAGTACAGAAGCCAACTTGCTAAAGTCCATGTTTGCTTGATCTAACGGAGTTACCCTTGCCCCTCTCGGAAGGTCGAGGATTTCGGGACCACGCTCTCCGACAAGAACACGACCAGCTTCTTCAATATCTCCACCATTTGCAAGGTAAGGAATTGTTGGAATATGTACTCCGGTCACTCCCGTAAGCTCTGTTAACCAAGCAGGAGGAGTGATTTTATTCAAACCGCCGATCAGAGTATTTATTCCCTTGATGATCCAATTGATTGCGGTCTTAAACGCTGAAACGATTCCGTCCCATAAGCTCTTAAAGAAATCGCCAAAGCTACGGAACGCACTTGTCAAACCGCCTTCGCCTATCCACTCCATCAGATCGGTGAGGGCATCGCCCAGCCACTCGAAAAATGTTTCAAGATAAGGACTCGCCCACTTAAAGAATTTTTCAATCAATCCGGTAAGCGGGGGCAAGATCAAATCAAGTAGATCCACTAACGGAATGAGAAGTATATTCAATAATTCACAAAGCGGCTCCAAACATGCGCCTATCAGACTCGTCAAAGGTTCAAAAAGTGCCTGAATTATGCCAAAAATGGGTTCAAGGACGTTTGAAATCAACTCCAAAATAGGGCCGAGCAAAGATGTAATGAGGTCGAGTATCGGAGTCAATATCTGCATTACCAGCTCAAGAAGTGGTTCTACGAGCTGCAAAACGAGGTCAAGGATCGGACTCAAAAATTCCATCAGCATAGACAGAATCGGAGTCAGCTTTTGGATAATTTCGACCAAAACAGGCAAAACTTCTGAAACCACCTGAATAATGACCGGTAACAATTCCTGAAGCACACTCAAGATCACAGGTCCGAGTTCATCCGCAATCTCGCTCAAACTAGGCAAAATCTCGCTCACGGCATCAATCGCCATAGGAAGAACATCTTCTGCCGTTTGGATGAGCGGAGGAAGCAATTTGTCAATGAAATCAGCCGCCAAAGGTCCTATCTTATCCATCAAGCTCTGAATCGTGGGCATAAATTCGATAAGTTTTTCCGAGAGCTTAACGAGAATAGGCATAACCGCAGAGCCTATGCTTGTCTTGAGGGAGTTCCCTACTTTCTCAAGATCACTCTTGAGATCCCCGTACTCAACTCCGGCTTTTACTGCTGACTCTGACATTACAAGTCCGAGATCATTCGCTCTCTGTGTCAGCGCATCAAATTCTTCACCGGACTGCGCAAGAAGCGGAGCCATATTATAGGCAACCTTCTCTCCGAAGAGTTCCGCAGCCATAGCAGCGCGTTCTTCCTCAGTACCGAGAGCCATGATCTGATTCATAGCATCATCAAAATTGAGGTCAGTACCTTCGAGCTTCTTCGCCGCCTGTTCCATTGTGGACATATCAACTCCACACTGTTCGGCTGCATAAGCAAGTTCCTGGTAACGCTCCGCACCTATTCCCATACGGATTGAAGCCTTGTCGATTGTGTCAGCCATTTCGGAAGTATCATTCGCCATATTGACGATAGCTGTTCCGGCACCGACAACAGCAGCTCCGATAGTAGCTCCGACTGTTCCGATTACCTTGCCAGCTTTGCCGAAACCTTCCGCAACCTTACCGGCATTCTTATCAACTTTTTGAAGGGAATCGTTTGCTTTGTCTGTATCAACAAAAACGCTTCCGACTAACTTGAATATCTCAAGAGCCATCTTTGCTTTCCTTTGCTTCTGCGTGTTTGCGGTCTATCTCCGCAATGATCTCGTCTACCGGACGAAGGTCTATATTCTTTCCGGTAACGGTGTCGTAATACTGTTCAAACGTCATATAGTGGTTAGTGAATACCATACAAGGCAGCAGGCTTAACCATTCTGCCCGGTATTTCTCTTTTGATTCATCTTCAAGAGCCATCAAAACGAGCTTGACGAACTGCTCCAATGACAGAGCCTTCATAACGTCAAGCGTGTGGTATCTCCGAAGCACCAAGTCAATCAGCTTTACTTCATCAACTTGGCAACCGAGGAGAAAAAATTCTTCCACTTCTCCGGATCAGCCGCCTTGATAGCCTGTTCTAAAAACTCCGTCGGGTCCATTGTGCGGATCTTCTCTTTGTCGGTTTCAAGAATATTGGCGAAAAACTCATAGAGCATTTCTTCTGATTTCTTCTTGCTTGCTCCGGAAATAAGGGTAAATATTAAATCATATCCGAAAGACTCCTGAGTCAGATCCTTAACGGAGTCCTTACTGAGTATCAATTCTTTAAGTTCGTCTTTGATCCCTACCTCGTCAATCAGTCTGACGAAGGCAAAGACATCCTGTGTCTGTAAGCTTCTCATTTGTATTCCTCCTATAAAACACAAAAAAGCGCAGATAAAGAGATTTTTGATCCCTAAACCTGCGCTCTCGTTTAATTATTCGTTACGCTGAAACCTCAACCGAGCTATAAAGCGAAGTGATGTTTGCAAGCATTGTCAGGACGTTCATAGTAAGTTTAGGCCTTGAGCCTTCCATTACTACTCTTCCCTTAACTGCTCCACGATCGCCGTCAGCATTGATCTCTCTGTACTCACGCTCAACAGTAAACTGTCCACCGCCACGAGTGAGAGCTACGAGGGTTCCATTGATATAAAACTTTCCTGCTCCGAGAATGATTCCGTCAGAAGCGTTTGCGCTTGTTCCGTTGATTTCTACCTCAAAAGGCTCAAGAGTCGAATCGGAAGCTGCATCTGTGTTATCATAGCAAGCGGTAAATTCAACGCTCGGTACAACGTCATTCTTCTCGGCAAAAGTCCAATCAATGTTTCCCATATTGATAGCATCGTGTAACTTGATCGTTACTGCGTTCCCGCCTTTGGTAAGACCAACCCAGCTAACTTCCTTGAAATCGGCTGATTTAACCTCGCCCGTACCAATATACTTTGTTATTGACATGGTTTTTTACCTCACATAGTTTTGTATCTGAAATCTTACAAGTCGGTGCTTGATTGATTTGTCTTCATCCGGGATGCTTTTTCTATCCACAAGATAGAATGTCGGAAGTATGCCGGTCTGCGGAAGGTTCTCCATGTGCAGGAGACTTTCAATGTTGTCGCAAAGAGCTTCGATGGTCGTTGTGTTCTGACTCTTGTCCCACACATCAATATCAAGCATGTAGTCTTGTCTCCAAAGGTCGTCAAGATTTACTGTCTTGAAGCTGAACACGATGTGAGGGTACATAGCATCACTATCCGCAATCTCGTAGTAAACTTTGCTTGCGAGCGTTTTCAACTTCGTCTGTATTAACTTTCTCAACTCGTTAGTCTTTGTATCACTCGCCGCCATCTTCTTCATAGTCCTTTTCGTCAATCATTGAGAGAGCCGTTGCTTCATCCTCAAGACCGCTCAAGTATTTTGATTCGATCTCAATTATCTTCGGGATATTTCCCTCAACTGCATCTCTTAACAATCCCAGCTTCGGAGTCTTGCTTGATCCAAATTCCTGAAAGAAGGAATAGAAGCCGTCAATTTTACCATTCTTCAAGCCCATTTCGACTCTCGGAGCCGTTGTTGACTTGCTGGCAAGTACCGAGTAGCTAATAGATCTACCGGCATCCCCCGAATGCTTACCAAAGATTGAGTAATATGACTTTTTAAACTCCGCTTTTACAAACTTCGCAACATCCCGTAGAGCCGCACGATTTAACTCATGTATGTAATACTGCGCAGCATCCACGTTTGAAGTGTACTCCACACCGTTCTTTTTAACTTTTACAACGGACTTGGGAACACTCATCAATCAATACCTCGTTTGCAAACGATCTCAAGTTGGTTTTTAGTTCTATATGTCCGCAAGATAGTGTAAACATCCTCAGTGCCATTGAACGGAGTGTATTTCAGCTTTTTCTCGTCCTGATAATCAGCGAAATCAGCTATCACAAACTTGATCTCCGGTTTGAGTCCTACGGCTTGAGCCTGATAAAACTCGTTCTGCCCGATGCTCTTCACTTCTGCGAATATCTGTCTGTATGCTTCTGTTGTTACGGTATCGCCGTACTCGTCAACGGTATTTGTCTCCGTTATGAGCGTGATAACATTATCGTACATAGTTTAGTCCTCAATTGTGATCTCCGACTTCCGTATACAGTCGCATTGATACTTGAATGATTCGCCGTACCGATCCGCATCTTTGGAATCTTGAGCGTAATATTCAAGCGCATACGTCTTAATAGCAGTCTGCACCAGCTCCATATCGCTTTCGGCGACTTCCTCTGCCACTCCTGCACGGACAAGTTCCTGCCTTGCAGAAGTAATGACATCAGATATTTCGTCATCAAGCAAATTATGGGAGATGCGGAGAGCAAGTTTAACTTTATCAACTATTGTTGGTGGAGTCGGTGTCGGTTCAGGTTCCGGTGTAGGCTCCGGAGTGGGTTCCGGTGCCGGATCTTCCTCGATCGGATCTACATTCAGAATATCGTCAGCCATTGTCCTGCTCCCTTCTGCTATTTTTTCTTTGTAGGCCTCGCCGGAGCTTTCTTCGTAGGTTTCTCAACCTTCTTCTCCAGCTCTTCCTTTTTAGGCTCTGCCGCCTTTACTTCGGGTTTAGTCTCAGCCCCTCTGACTTCTACAAACCCTTTGCTTGCAAGGTCTTTCATACGGAGATCCGCAAACTCTACATTCTGACCGGGAATATACCCGATTCCGGTGTTTTTATCAGTAAATGAAACCTTAACTAAACCCTTCATAAAGCACCTCCGAATTAAACAGATGCAGGAGCAGTGATGTTAACGAAAGCACGGCAAGCGATAGGCTCGATTGCAACATACTCTCTGCCCAGGATCTTGATGAGGTCCTCAGTCATAAGAGTCTTGTCGTCGTACTTGATCTCGGTAGCTTCTCCGTTAGGGAAGTTAGCAAGTGCGCCGTAACCAAAGTCGCCTACGATTGCGTAAACATCGTTCTCAGAAGCTGCGCTGATTGCGGGAAGATCGTTTGTTGTATAAACGGTAAGTCCCTCAAAAGGATCAGCGTTGAACTGTCCTGCGTATACTGCTGCCTTGAATGCTGCCTTTGTAGCAGGGTTCATAACAACAACGGGATTAACTGCTTCTGCGTTAAGCTGTCCGAGTGCGGTTGCGATTGTTCCAAGAGCTGCGCCGGCCTTTACCTTCTTCGCATTTACGCTTGTTGAGGTTGCGCTGGTAGGAAGATTCTTGATCTTTCCGATAAGGATAGACTCAGCCTTACGAGCGATCTTATAAGTAAGCTCGTCATAGATGTAACGAAGGAATGCTTCGCCCTTCATGTCGTTAACTTCGTCAGAGATTGAGATCCATTTCTTGATTGACTGAGGAACAAGAGTAACTACTCCAAGAGTAAGCTCTTCCTCGGAAACTGCGCCTGATCCCTCGTCATGGATAACAGCGTCGCCTGCGGTAAGCTCGAACTGAACCTTCATGTTACCCTGAACAGAGATTCTCTTTACAAGGCTAAGGATTCCGCTCTTAAGCCAATCGGTCTTTATGATGTCAAATACAAAATCGGGAACAGCAATTTCGCCTGCATCCCCTACGTTGGTGGTGAGGAGTTTTCTTACTTCCTCGTCCTTGCCGGTCTTGATGTACTCAGCATAAGCGTTGATGTACTCTTCTGAGTTTCTGTACTCTTTAAGTTCCATTTTCTTCTCCTCTTTTCTTTCCTCAACAACTGTTACTTTGTCATCGGCCTTATTTTCCTCAAGGGCCTTTGCGTTTTTCTGTCTCTCCTCAAGATCCACAAGGAAAGCCTTGCGTTCCTGAAGGGAAACAACTTCGGCTTTAAGAGCATCAAGCTCTTCCCCGCTTCTGGTCTCAAGCTCTGACTCGATTTCAGCAAGACGAGCTTCTACATCAGCGAGTGTCATGTCTTTTAAATTCATAAGTTGTCTCCTTTTAAAATTGCTCTAATTTCAGTTCTCTTGACCTCATCTTCTTTAGCACGTTTCGCACTCTCCAGTACGGACTTTGCACTCTCCAGTGCTTCGTCTACATCTGCTGCCTGAATTGAAGTCTGTTCATACGCAGGGAATGTGACTGCTGATACCTCGAATATCTTTCCGATAGAAGTGATTGTTCTCTTCGGAGTCTCGGTGTCGAGTCCTTCCCAGCTATCTCCATCAACAGAAAACATAAAGGACATTCCGGAGACATCCCCTCTGTCAACTGCTGAATAAAGAGCTTTTGCTTCGGTATTCCTGTCAACATCAAGATTTACTCTGATGTGCATACCGTCCTCTTCTACCCACATCTGCATCGTGCTGTTCGCATTGTTGTTTCTGCTCCGGGCAAGAGGTATCATGTCGGTATTATGGTTGACAAGGAAGCGCACGTCCTTCATATCGGTATTATCAAGGGCGTGTCTGTCAATTATCTCGGTATAGAAGCCAAGATCTGTTTCTTTGTCAAACACTATCGGAACACCTACAATGTAATTGCCGTTATCCTCGTCCCTCATGGCACGAAGCTCAACGTCAAAGCGTCTTTCGATTTTCTTCATCATTATTCTTCTCCTCCATCTTCAGACTCATCCTGTGGCGGTCTGCCTACCGGATTCCCTGTTCCGTCGTCCGTTGTATCTCCGGTCTTGGAAGTATCGAGCCTTAATACAAATTCATCACCGCCTTCATACGGTGCCATATTGAACAAAGCTCTGTATTCATTCGGTGTCATAAGTCCACGGTCAACAAGTGAAACCATTGAAATCTTGGTTTTTGCACTTGCGAACTGTAAGCGGTTGGACTCGTACCATATCTCAGCTCCAAAAGAAATCTCTCGGTCTGTGAATATCTTTCGGGTAAACTCCAACGAAAGAGCTACAAGAACAGGCTCAATTCTGCTCTCGTAGAACGCATCGTACTCGGATTCGGAATAATTCGACTTGATTATCTTCTCGTTGACTCCGAAATATCTGTAAACCCGCTCCCGGTAGGAGTCCTGTTCCTCTGCCGTTGCCGTTGTAGGCTTAAGGTTTATCTCTTTGAACTCCTGAGTCGCATCGAGTGAAGCAATCCCTCCGGCATTGGATATGTTCATGTAGTCCTTAACGAAGTTGTCCTTCTGCTTCTTAAGGTCGTCCGGTGACAACATCGCTTTTGTACTTTTGAGGATTCCTCTGAGGTTCGCCGTACTCTTAACGGCATTCTCAAGGCCCTGATCCATTGTATTGATTACGTCAAGCGTTCCGAGAAGCGGTTTATTATTCTCCCCGCCGATATCTGACATAAGATAGTCCTTGCGGAGCACTGCGAGATCTTCCCAGGGAACAACAAGCTGATTGACTGCCGTTCCGTCAAAGGAAAACTGCACATATAAGCCGTTTTTATACTCGACGGCTGTGTAAGTCTGATATGGTACCGGATAAAAGCCTATAACCTTACCGGTATTGTCTCTCTCGATATAAACGAAGGCCGTGTTCTTGATTTCAAGAATGTTGCGGACCTTTGCAAGAAAGTCTTTTCCGTTCATATACTTATTCGGGTTGAGCTGCAATAATCTCTCAATCCTCTTGTCTGTACTTCTCGGATTCGCTTTAGAAGTATGCTCCGATAATGTGCGGATTGCCGTTCTGACATCAGCGGAATCAAATATATTGTCTCCGAAGATCCCAAAATATGACTTATAAGTTCCAAGTTCCTGAAACTCAGTATAAGTTTTTAGCTGGTCGGACTTGATCGGTCTGAATAGATCGAGTATACTTCTTCGCTCTCTTTTCATTTTCCTTTTACCTTACATACGGGAGATATTCGTCCATGTGCTTTACATACCCAACCCAAGCGTTGAGAAGTGAAACCATTCCGTCAATTCTCCTATCATGTTGCAGCTTGACGGGCTGAATCGTCTCGATCCCG